CTGGTGCAAACGGCAGTGCAGGCGCAACCGGCCCAACGGGTCCGACTGGCGCAAATGGTAGCGCGGGCGCTGCGGGGCCAACCGGTCCGACCGGGGCAAATGGTACGACTGGCGCGACAGGTCCGACCGGCCCAACGGGCGCGGCGTCTACTGTTGCCGGTCCTACAGGCCCGACCGGCCCCACGGGCAGCGGCAGTACCGGCCCCACGGGTAGCGCAGGTCCAACAGGCCCGACCGGTCCCGCAGGCGGTGGCGGCGGCGGCGGTGGTCCTATTGCTGAAACTCAACAGACGATCAGCAGCAATTACACATTGACCACGGGCTACAACGGCTTTAGCGTTGGTCCGGTCACTGTTGCAACGGGTGTATCTGTCACTGTGCCAAGCGGTGCGCGGTGGCTTATTGCGTAAGGATAAAAAATGCCGATTATTCTTGACGGAACGGCGGGAATTACAACACCCGCGCAAAGCCTGTCATCTACTACTTTAGGGACGGCGGTTGCGGGGACGATGGAATGGGATAGCAAAGTCCCATATTTCACGCCGCAGGGCACGCAGCGCGGCGTGATTCCGGGAATGCAGTATTACCGACTAGATAGTAATTATGTTGGTGCAAATGCCACAGGCGCACAAAGTATTTTTGGCGTTGGCGCGACATTAAGCGCAAATACGGTTTATGTTTTTCAGTTGCAATTTACATTAAATAAAACTGCGGGCGCTACATCGCATAATATATCTTATGGATATGGAGGAACTGCAACCGTTAATAATGTGTATATAAATCTCCAGCGTGTTGCAGTGGCTGGCTCAAATTTTCCATATGCAATCACATCGCCGGTAAGTGTTGGATGGCAAAACAACAACACAACAGCATCAACGCAGGCAACTGGCTCAATTGCTAATGCTAATGCAATTGAATATGCTCAAGTTACCGGCACAATTTCCATCAATGCAGGCGGAACATTTATTCCGCAATACACATTAAGCGCAGCGCCGGGAGGCGCATATTCTACCGTTGCCGGTAGTTTTTGTTTAATCTACCCCATTGGCGCATCTGGCTCAAACGTAAGCGTTGGAACTTGGGCATAACATAAGGAACAAAAATGGCAGTCACTCTAAACGCCAGCACCGGACCGACAACCGGGCTGATTACCACGGCAGACAGTACCGGGCAACTTGCGTTGCAGACTAACGGAACAACTGCGCTGTCTTTGATTTCGGGCGCGGTGGTCAATCCGACCGTGACCAACTACACCGAAACGCTATACACGGCGAATACTGGCGCATCAATTACTGTCAACCTTGCAAACGGTACGGTACAGCAATTGACGTTGACCGCGAACACCACGATCACCATGCCGACTGCGGCGGCAGGTAAGTCTTTTGTCATCATGCTAAAGCAGGATGCGACCGGTAGCCGGACAGTTACATGGACCACGGTGTCATGGCCGTCCGCAACAGCGCCGACCATTACAACCACGGCAAACAAACAAGACTTGTATTCGTTTTTTAGCGACGGGACAAACTGGTACGGCGCAACTATTGCCCAAAATTATTAAGGCAAATAATGTTTAGTGCAGCAACAAAAAGCGCGGCGGCGGCTTCGCCATCTGATCCGTATTTCGATTACGTAACCATGCTATTGCCGGGGAATGGCACAAACGGCGCGCAAAACAATACGTTTCTTGATTCGTCAACAAATAATCTAACTATTACGCGCAACGGCAATACTACTCAAGGCACGTTTAGTCCGTATGGCGCAAACTGGTCAAATTATTTTGATGGAACGGGCGATTATGCTACGGTCCCTGATAACGCCAATTTAAGATTTGGTACTTCGCCTTTTACGGTTGAAGCGTGGATTTATATAACTGTTGGCGGGCAATTAAACACGATTGTCAGTAAAGGTCCAGATTCTGCGGCATCTGGATGGGTGTTTCGTGTAAGTGCAAGCAATGTATTGGAGTTTGTAAATACTACAACTGTCCGCACAGATTCAAGAACTCTAAGCGTTGGTGTTTGGTATCACGTTGCGGCAATTAGAAATTCAAGCAATGAATTAAAAATATCCGTTAATGGGGTTTTGTCCGCTGCGTTAGGTGTTGCTTTAACACAAAGTTTTAATGACACTAACCCCGTAGCAATAGCAGCGGGGCGCAATCCATCATACCAAAACACATTTAACGGCTATATTTCTAATCTTAGATTTAACAATGGCACGGCTGTTTATACGTCTAATTTTACGCCTAGCACTGTTCCATTAACTGCAATTAGTGGCACTTGTTTGTTAACTTGCCAAAGCAATAGATTTATTGACAACAGCAGCAATAATTTTACATTGACTGTTGCCGGAAATACATCTGTTCAGAAGTTTAGCCCATTTAATCCTATTACATCATATAATGCCAGCACCATTGGCGGTAGCGGATATTTCGATGGAAGCACAGATTTTATAACGTCATCAAGTAATGCGGCATTTAATTTTGGAAGTGGAAATTATACAATCGAAGGATGGCATTATTTAACAGCGGCGGCATCTTCAACAAAATATTTATTTGATTTTAGAATAAGCGCAAGCGGCGATAGCAAAATTGCAATATATATAACAAGTAATTTTTATGCTGTGTATTTGAATGGTGGTTATTTGTTTACAGGCGGGAATGTTATTTCCTCTGCTTGGGTGCATTTTGCATTAGTAAAAAATAACAATGTAACAACTTTATATATAAATGGTAATTCTGTTGGCTCGGCTGCTGACAACATAACTTATACACAAGGCCAATGCCGCATAGGTAGCGAATGGTCGCAGGCGGGTGCTTATGATTGGCAAGGATATATTTCAAATTTTCGAGTAACAAAATCTGCGGTTTATACGGCGGCATTTACTGTACCAAGTGAACCAGTTACTGCAATTGCTAATACATCTTTCCTTGTTAATTTTACTAATGCCGGCATCATTGACAATGCAATGATGAATAATTGGGAAACAGTCGGAACTGCGCAAATTAGCACTTCAACGTCACAATTTGGCGGCGGAAGCATTTTTGTAGACGGAAGCGCAAATTATATAACCTGTCCAGTTTTTTTGCCCATGCTTGGGTCCGGGAATTGGACCATTGAGATGTGGTTAAGGTCTGGTCAACCCACTATGTCTTTGTGTGGGCAGATATCTGGATCAAATAATCCTTGGTGTATTGTATTTGATGCTGGCGCTTTATATTTTCAAAATAACACTCAAGTTTCAAATGTGTTATCAAATATAAACGTAGGAAGTTTGCTAGATAATAACTGGCATCATTTGGCAATTGTAAAAAATAGCGGAACAACTACTTGTTATGTTGATGGAGTTAACCGAGGAAGCGGGGCGGATTCAACAAACTATGCGTCAACTAATCCTATGAAAATTGGCGGATCAACGCATAGCAGTTATTTTGGAGTTACTGCGCGTATTGATGATTTTCGTATTACCAAGGGCTATGCCCGATACACGGCTAACTTCACGCCTACCGGACCATTCCCAACTCGATAAGGAAAAACTATGCTAGTTGCACAAATTTCTAACCTCGTGCCGATGGATTATCGGGAAGCATTCCCGAATACATCTTTCCCGCCGAATGGACCGACTGACGAATTCCTAGCCGATCAAGGCTTTGCAAAGGTTAACGTCTGGCGCGATCACGACAGCAAAACGCAAAAACTGATGCCTTGCAACCCGGTCTATGAAGCGCCGTGGGTCTATACCGTGGCAGTGACCGCAAAGACAGCAGACGATATTGCTAGCGACAATGCGGCGCTGGCTGGTAGTATTCGTGCGCAGCGTAATGCGTTGTTGGCGGCTAGCGATTGGACACAACTTGCCGATTCGCCGGTCGATAAAAGCGCATGGGCTGTATATCGCCAAGCATTGCGGGACATTACAAAACAGCCGGGTTTCCCGCAAACGGTGGAGTTTCCGACCCAACCCTAAGACACAACAGGACAAGACATGCCATACAGCAGCGAAAGCGGCAAACAATACATTAAAGACCTAAACCTTACTGGTAAGCGAATCCTAGACGTAGGCGCAGGCAGCGGCACATATCGCCGCTTGTTTCCAAATCTAGGCGAGCATTGGACAGCGGTTGAAATTTGGGAACCTTACGTTAGGGAATACCAACTTCGGTCGCTGTACGATCAGGTAATCGTTGGCGATATTCGGGCGGTCGAACTCGGGCAATACGACATTGCCTTCGTTGGCGATGTGCTGGAACATATGACCGAAAGCGAAGCGGTTGATGTTCTAAACACGCTGCGCGAGTGTGCGCAGACCATCGTAATCAGCATTCCGCTAGGACATTACCCGCAGGACGAATACAAAGGCAATCCATACGAGCGCCACGTTGAAGACCATTGGACGCATGAGCGAGTAATTGCCGCGTTTGGCGCGCCTTGGATGCACACGGTAGACGGCGAAATCGGCGTGTATGTCTACCGCAAATTGAAGATCGCGGTATATGCCATCAGCAAGAACGAAGCGCAGTTTGTGCGGCGTTTCTGCGAGTCGGCAAAGGAAGCCGATCTAATCCTGATTGCCGATACCGGATCAACAGACAACACGGCGGCGCTTGGGCGCGAATGTGGCGCGGTTGTCCACGATATTTGCGTCACGCCTTGGCGATTCGATATTGCCCGCGATACGGCGCTTACGTTGGTCCCCGGCGACTATGACGTTTGCATCAGCCTAGACCTAGACGAAGTGCTGGAACCCGGTTGGCGCAAGGAAATCGAACGGGTATGGCGACCGGAGACAACCCGGCTGCGGTACAAATTCGATTGGGGTTGCGGTATTTCTTTTTGGTACGAAAAAATCCACCATCGCAAGGGCTACCACTGGCATCATCCGGTGCATGAGTACCCGCGCCCGGACGGAAGGACGGTCGAAATCTATGCGCAGACGGATATGCTCTTGGTC